ATTGATCAGAGCTTGCCGGTTGGTCCCGTCTACCGAGTCGAAGAGATACGGTTGTTGGCCGCTTACTCCGTTGTATCGAGCCGCCGCAAAGTGTGTCACAGGTTGACTTAGCACGGATGCAAACGTGTATTCGAGCCAATAGTTCTGCCCATTGACCCACTCGACAGCAGCGCGGCTACCGAAGGTTGCGTGCGTCGTGCCGTTGTAGATGCGAGGCTGGTTGGCCGCCGTGCTGTTGGTCAGGTCGTTGCTGTTCGCTTGGTCATACCACGTCACCACGTAGCCGTTGTTCGCCCCGCAGTGCGACGCGATTGCGGCAGTGTCTAGGTCGCCTCCCGTGGTGAACCCGATGTCGGTCTCGGTGTTGCCGCCGTCTTCACGGATGCGGATAGCGTCTCCGGTGTAGTTGCGGTCTAGCTTGCGTAGGCTGTAGGCGGCTTCCGCGCCGGGGTAGTCGTTCAGCAGCAGGTTCGTGACGACCGTGCGCTGCATCTTCAGCGACAGCGGCAGCGTGCCGCGCGTGTTGGCCGTGCCGTCGGTGTCGTTCAGGCCCGCCAGCAGCGCCGCCTTGGCGTTGGCAAACGTCTCGTCGTTGGCTGGCTGCGTCGTGTAGGCCGTCCAGCCTGCGCCGTCAGGGTCGGCGTCGAACTCGTCGTGGAAGTAGATCTCGCGGACCACCGTGTCGCCGACAGGCACGCCGCTGTCATCGACCTCGCTCTCCGCGTATCCGTCGCCGTCCGGTCGCGCCGTGTAGTAGATCTCCGTCGTCGCGGTCGCGCCGCTGCGCTGGGTCTCGGCCTCGGTGTCGTAGCGGCCCGAGTAGCTGTCGTTGGGCGTGTCGTTCGTGCGGCCTGCGCCCATGACGATGACGCTGCCCGCCGTCGCGTGCCGGCGCGCCACCAGCGCCACCTTCTGCACGAGCTGCGTGTCGCCCGTCGGCCGCGTCTTGGTCAAGTCGCCGGCTGTCGTCGGGCTGACGTAGAGCGCGTCGCCTGCATTGAATCCAGGCGTATCGGTGTCCAAGTTCAGCAGCGTGCCAGCTGCCAGCACGTAGCCCTCGGCCTGGTCTGCCAGGTCTGTCAGCACCAGCCCAATCGCGGGCATGGTCGCCGCGGCGTCGGCCTTGGCTTTCTCGATCGTCGGCTTGCCGCTGCCGCCGTGTTCGCCTGACACGTAGACCGGCGTGCCCTTGTCAATCTGCGCGCCGCTGTCGTTCTTAACGTCGATCAGCACCTGCGGCTCGGAGTAGAACCGCATGCCGTTGTCGGCGTCCTGTGTGATCTTGACCTCGACGCCCTCGGTCTCGGTGCCGACGACGTTGAGGAAGTCGCGCAGCAGCGCCACCTTCTCCTGCTTCGTGTAGTCAACCATCAGACGACCACCTGGTATTCCGGCCCTTCGCCGTTGGCTCCGATCTGCGTGACGCCAATGTAGTAGGTCTCCGACGCGCCCGGCGTGTAGCCGGCGGCCGTAGCTCGAGCGTCTGGGTAGTCGAACCAGCGGTCGCGCAGCGTCGGCGTGCCCGTGTTGCGGCTGTCGATGACGGCCTGGTCAGCCAACGTGTCGAACGCGCCGTTCTGGTAGAACTTGATCCGATACGCCTCGAACGGCTCGTCTAGCGTGTGCGGCGGCTGCGTGCCCAGCGGCAGCACCGTGCGCTCCCAGTGCGTTGGCGTGCCGCTGTCCTCGACCAGGATGCGCGTCGTGGCCGTCGTGCTGTTGTAGACGCGGGTCAGCTTGCGAACCGGCAGCGGCAAGACGTTGCGGAACGTCGGCGAGCTAAACGTCACCGCGTCCGTCGTCGCGATGTCGCCGCCCGACGGCACGATCTTGTAGGCCAGCGTCGTCGGCGTCGGCCCGCTGAACTCCCGCCGGAAGATGCCGCCCGTGCTCTGGTTCAACAGCACCAGCGCGTAGGTTCCGTCCCGCGCCGAGCTGGTCGTGCCGCGCAGCCCGCGCAGCCAGCCGCCCAGCGTGTAGGTGCCGTCGCCGTTGTCCGTCACGGTCGTAAACGCAGCGATCTCGACGTCGGCCGGGTCGGACGTCTTCAGCAGCGCGCACCAGTTCTTGCCGGCCTCGGCCTGCGCCTGCGTGCATGCCTCGAGCGTGTCGGTGCCTTGGTTGAACCAGAACACGTCGACCGTCTGCGCGCGTAGCGTCACCGTCGTCGTGCCGTATTCCTCGCTGCTGTCCTGCGAGGATAGCGTGCCAGCCAATGCCGCCATAGCGCAGGTCGCGCCGATGCTGCCGACGGGCACGTAGCTGTTGCCGTCCTGGCTCTCCCAGATGGTCGCGGTCTGCAGCGTGTCGCCAAGGTCGGCAATCGCCAGCTGCAGGGCCGGCGTCGTGACATCGACGTTGCGGATGCCGGGCGCGTCCAGACCCAACGTCAGCACCTGCGCGGCGGTCCCGGTCTGTTGAGGCACGACCGTGCTCGACGTCTGCACCGGGCTGCCGGCGACTGTCAGCTGCGTGCGCTCGCGCACCGCCGTGATGTTGACCAGGAAGTTTTGCCCGATGTCGCGCTGGATGATGCGCGCGACGATGTCGTTGCCCTCGTCGTCGGTCCAGGTGATCAGGTCGTTCTCAAGCAGGTGCAGGTAGGCCGCGGGCAGCGTCAACCTGTAGGTGCGGCGGTTGACCCATGCACGCCGCAAGATCGTGCTGGCGAGGTTGCGCGCCTCGCGGCGCGTCAGTGACATCGACGACAGATCCAACTGCTGCTCGTTGACGTGGTCGACGCCCTCGGCGTTGCGGAGTCCGAAGTGCTCGTAGCCGACCGAGAAGCCGGAGTCGGGATCTTGGAACCGGATGCCCACGCTGGTCGGCATGTCGGACTCCGGCCGGTCCTCCATCTGCACCTTGTCGAAACTCATCTGCTGGCCGTCGATGCGAGCGCCCAGATCCGAGAACGCCGTGCCGTTCTCGATCTGCACGCTGTCGGCGTTGTCCAGCTCCAACATGCAGATGACGCCGTTGCGGTCTTGGCCGAGGATCTGCCCTGCCACAAGGAGCGGCTGCAGCTGCGTTGCCACCGGCACAGCGCCGCGGACGAACGCGCCGCGGAACGGCTTCTGCGATACCTGCGTCGCCTCGATCTGCGTGTTCAGTAGGTCGCCTCGCTGCAGGATGGCCTCGAGCGCCTGCGGCCAGCTCAGGACCGGGTCGATGTTCAGGATGGCTTCTAGGTTCGTCGGCAGCTGGTCGCCGAACGCGCTGACGAAGCAATCGACCAGACCCTGCGACGCCATGCCGCGATAGTTGGACGTCAGGCCGCTGCCGATGTCGGAGATCAACAGCCCAGGCTGACCCTGCGTCGAGGTTCCGCTGTTGTAGTTGGCAACCGGGTCAAACGTCTCTGGGAAGATCGTCGCCGTGAACTGCTGCTGTTCCTCGAACTCGACGATGATCTCTTTGCCAGCCAACGCGGGGACGTTGGTGCCCAGCGAGACTCCAGGAATCGCGGCCAGCGTCGTGTTTCTGATTTGCATGCGCGGCCCCAGCCCCGTATGCGGCCCTCCTTCCGCAGGACGGAAGAACTCGATGAAACCGCTGAAAGTGGTTCCCGTGCCACCTACGGATGCCAAGTCCAGATTCCTAACCGTGACCAGATCGCCGATTTGGAATGCCGTCTGCGGTTGTGGTCCCGTTCCTGTGTACAGGTCTGAGGAATTGTCGCCTACTCCTCCTGTGTTGGCTCTGAACGATACTTGCGTGCCGCCCAGCGCGTCCTCGACGCGGCGCACCTGCGCGGGGCTGAACGGCGTGCCGCCCGTGTATTCCAGGGACGTCACGCTCTGCCCGTCAATGGGCGTGACCGTCAGCGTCGAGCCTGTGCCCGTCGATGCGCCGGCCACCACCGTGACCTGGTAGTAGGTGCCGTTGAACGTCGTCGGCCCGGCGACGCGGACGAAGTCACGCGGCAGGATCAGGTCGCCGACCTTGAAAGTGTCGCGGAAGTCGGGGTCGAACTCGTCGACCAGACTGATGATGACGTTGCTGCCGCTGACGTCTGCCGACAGGTTCTCGGTCGTCACGCCGAGAAGGTTGCGATCGTTGAACAAGATCAACTGGCCGTTGCCGATCAGCTGCAGCAGCTCGTCCGTCTCGCGGTCGTTGAGATGCACCAGCGCGTTGACGAACACGCGGCGCTGCGTCACGCTGGTGCCGCCCTTGCTGCCGCCCGCGCTGCTCTCGCGCGCCTTGCTGCTCTGATACATCACATGCGCCGGCACACGGATGCGCGCACCGAGCGCGAACGTGCGCGGCGCTCCTGGTCCCTGCTCGCTGACTGGCAGGCTAGCTAGCTCAGGGAACCGCGCTTCGCTGCGGTTGCCCGCCATCATCGGGTAGAGAATCGTTTGGTCAAAGTAGGCCGCCGCCAGACCTACAGCCCAGCCAACCGCCGGCACCGCCAGGAGCGAGCCCTTCGCGGCCGCTGATATAGCTACGCTTGCGCCTACGCTCGCCATGCGATCCCCCTGATGTGCCAGCCCTGCGCGGCCTCGCGCCGCCACAGGGTCTCAACGACAAGTCCGCGTCGGCTCCACGCATGCACGCACAGCGTGCCGCCCTCGATCTCTTGCACCGGAACGACGACGTGCCGCGCGCCGCCCAGGAACGGGATCTGCCAGATGTGCGCGCTGTCGACGTCGTCGGTGTGGTCGCAGAACTGCGCCAGGCCGTCCCACAGCTCGCGCTCTGTCGGCTGCACGCCGTAGAGCGGCGGATCGTCGAGCTTGAGGCCAGCAGCCACAGCCGCGGCGTAAGGCACGCCGACGCAGTCCAGACCCGACGCAGGAATGCGCCCGCCGTGCCGCACCTTGGCACCGACCAGCCGGCGCGCGGCGTTTGCGTAATCGGCCCAAGGGATCATTCGATGACTGGCTCCCTGATGTTGCTGGCCGTCGGCTCGAGATCGCTGCCGCCGAAGTTGGCCTGGTTGGAGAACTTGTCCTTGCACGTCTCGAACAGCCCGTCGCAGCCAGGCTTGACGGTGCCCTGGTCGCCGACCTGCATCGCTTTCAGCGTCGGGATCAGCAGCCGGCATTCCCGCGTGCTGTAGGTGAACCCGACGATCGGCGAGACCTGGCCGACGTTGTCGCCGGTCGTCCAGATGATGGAGCCGTCGCGGTAGTATTCGTCGACCTGTGCTGCTGCCGGCGGGGCGAAGCTGCCCGTCGTGAACCGCACCGTCATGTAGTCGTCGGGCACGCTGTCAACGACTGCGCCCGTGACCGTCTCTGCGCTGATGTCGGCCTGGCAGAACGGGCCGGCCAGCTCGTATTGGCAGACCTGCGTGAAGTGCCCGCCGAACCGTCCGCCCGTCGGTCGCCGCAGCCTCTGCGTGACGCTCTCCATCGTGCCGACGAACGAGCTGCCGTCGTAGACGATGCGCGTGATGACGCGGCGGTGCCGGCTGTAGATGATGGCTGGCCGCGACCAGTCGACGACCACGATGTAGACGTCAGCGCCGCGATACTTCTGTTGATGCAGCTGCGGCAGCGTGATGGTCGTGCCGTCGATCACGCCGCGGACGTCCTGGTCGCCAGACCGCAGACCTCCCTCGCGACGATCGGCCGACAGGCTGCCCAGCACGATCGGCAGGTAGGTCTTGTTCTCCACCGTCAGCTTGCGGTCGTGATCCGTGAACAGCAGCTCGGTTCCGTCCTTGCTGACGACGCGCATGCAGTGTGCCAGATGCTTGACGCGGTTGTAGCGCAGCAAGTCCTCGGCCATGCGTCCTGGTCGCGTCGTCACAGTGCGCCCTCGTTGCCGTCGATGCTGCCGGTGACCTTCTTGGTCAGCCGCGCGGCGGGGTCGACGCGGATGGCGAAGCCGGCCGTGCCCACGACGCCGCTGCCCGCGCTCGCGGCGCTGCCGTTCTGCCCTGGCAGACCGCCCGTTCCGCCCGTGCCCGCGGGTGCGCCGTTGTTGACGCCGCCGCCGAGGCCCGGCTCGTTGAGCACGCCCAACAGACCGTTGCCGCCGAAACCGAATCCCTGGTTGGGTGGGATCGTGCCCGTCGGTCCTCGGGCGCTGAACTTATGACCAGCGCCGCCGCCGCCGCCTGGGCCGCTGATGCTCCCAGACGCGCCACCGCCAGCACCGCCGCCACCTCCGCCCTGGATGCGGCCGTAGTTGAACAGAACCGTGTCGCATTGAATGTGCAGCGCGTCGCCGCCGTCGCCGCCGTCGCCGACCGTGCCGTAGGTCGGGCTGGCCGGCGTGCCTCCAGTGATCGGCTGGCCGCTGCCGCCCGTCCCGCCGCGGCCGGTGACGAAGCCGTTGTCGAGGATCGTCAGGATGATCAAGCTGCCGCTGGGGAACGTGCCCGTCTGCATCGCCGCGATCGACGTGGACGTGCTGCCGACTACGCCCACGGTAGCGCTGCCCTGCGGCCCGACGAACACGTTGACGCGCGCCGGGTTGACGCCTGCGTAGCCGAGCTGGTCGCACATCGTGCGGATGTTCACCGCTAGGTTGAGGCCGGGTCCGAACTCGATCGTGAACTCGTCGATCGTGATGGTCTCGGCGCTGCTCTGCGTGCCCTGCGTCACCTGAAGCACCCAGCTGCCCGCTGCCGTGCTGTTGTCCAGCAGGTAGCACTGGGCCACCTCGTCGTTGTTCAGCGTGTCCAGCGTCGACCCTGCGGCGTCCTTGAGCAGCGCCACGCCGCCGCCGACCTGATTGTTCCAGACCGTGTAGATCGGACCACCGACGGGCAGCAGCCGCGCGTCCTGCAGGCGTATCGCGGCCACGCCGTTGTCGATGAACCGCGCCGCGCCAGGCACGCCAGACGGCAGCGGCACCGTGCCGTCGTTGA